GATATAATTCTTTGCTTCAAGCCAGCGCAGGCTGGCAGTAAATTCACGCCAGTTTGGCGTGTTGCGATCGTCGGAGGCAGTCATTCATTTCACCTGGCCTGCGTCGGTAGCAGCCCCCATATCCGAATAGCGAGGCAATACATTGTTATCCGTTGGCTGTGGAGAGCAGGAGCACAAGAATAAGGCCATGAAAAGAATTGGCATTAGACCTCGGCAAACGCCCAAGCTGAAAGGCTATTTACATCTCCATAAGCAAGATCGGCACCGGCAGGGTAGACTAGAATACTATATTTTTCTCCGGCAGTAACTTGTCGAATTACGGCAGATGATGGTGGATATAAAGAACCACTAGCTGGAACAACAAGATCATAAAAAACATCTACCACCCCTGCGGTTTCCTCGTTCAATAGAACCGTCATATTTGTAAGAGAACCCCACATCGCACCTTGAGAACCATAACTAATAGAAATCAAGGCAACTGCTGTTTTATTGACTCCAATCTGTGTGTAGCCAAGGTCGTCATAGATATAAGAAAACATTGAACCATTATTAAATTGTGGCGAACTGCTCCAATAAACATTTGTTCCAAATCCGACTGTACCTGCGTTAGATTGATCCCAATTTGTCCTAATTGATGATTTGGTTGGGATTGCTCTGGAAAGTGGCATTGAGAACTCCTTTAGTGACTAATCCAGCTTGCCGTACCAGCGGTAGCAAAAATGGCCGAGAGAGTGGTGGTGGTGTAAGGACACTCGTAGAAATCACCGCTAGATAGAGCCACCATAAATCCCCCGCCAAGAGTCGTGCAGGTTGCCCCTGCGTTCACGAACAACTGCCCTGCTCCAAGATTATAGACCGTTGCCATTTTGCGGGCGGTATTGGCTGGTACGAGCGTGGCTGAAATTAGTGAGCTGAAACTGCCCGATGTGATAGCCGAGGAGGAAATTGCAAAAGATGCGGTGACAGAGCCAATTTGGGCTGTGCCCGCTCCTAGGGTTACTGAGCCAGAAATCGTCTGCGTACCAGTCGGATTAGCCGTGACCGTGCCAGCAATAGTAACTGTGTTTCCAACTGTGACAGAACCAATTTGTGCTGTGCCAGACACTAACGCAGGGAGCGTAGCAAGAGACACTGGTTGCGTGGCTTGGAAGAATGTGCCATTTACGGTTATGCTAGAATTTGCAATCGTCACGCCGTGAGTCACGCAAGAGCCAATGGTGACAGATGATATGCTCACAGGAACAGTTCCGCTGATGCTGGCTGTAACGCTCCCAATTTGTGCTGTGCCTGTCCCAATTGTTACCGTGCCAGAGATGGCGGGGAGAGAGCTGACTGTGACCGTGGTGCTGGCAAGCTGATCATCGTAGTAGATAACGAGCGCGGCGGTGGTGGTTAGCCCGGCCGTTGTCGCAACCAGGGTGAGAGCGGTATTAGCGCCAGAGGTGAAGGCAGAGGCTGTGACGGAGCTATCGGCAAAGTTGTACATGATCCGACCGCGATCGGCGGCCGTCACGAGCAGGAGCTGGTCGCGATCGATGTTTAGCCCGGTGAGCGTCAGGACGTTGGTAGCGGGCGAGTAGGAATAGTTAGGCCAGATCTGTTTCATTTTTTAGTGCTCCTTGTCATCCCAAGGCAATCGCTAGGGCAACGGCCGTGGCGGTAGTAACGCCAGCAGCTCCTGCTCCGCCCGTCACGATGGGCGTGCCTACGGCAACCGTTATGCTCGCAGGCCCGCAGACTGTGGCGGTAATAGGCATTATTCAGTCACCTCGCCCGCAATGGTCACGGATCCTTGCAATAAGCGGATTTTAGTGGCTGCTGATGTGGTAAGCAGTAGATCCCACTTTCCGCCGCTGATAGGCAGAGCGGAAGCAGTAGCAGCATTCAACGCCAGGGTGAGACTGCCAGTCGTGCCGGTGGCCGTGACAGCGGCAAACGATGCCAGTAGATTGCCGTTATAGGTATCGCGGATCTGAGCGGCTGCGGTTGCGCCAGCCAGAGAATACGTTGCGCCCGTGCCGTCTTTAACCGCGACTTCTAGGGCAAGATCAACGCCTTGTTCGATAGTGAGATTATAAACGCCAGCGGCCATACTTCTGGATGGCGTGTGTCAAAGGCTAGTAAACTGCCCACTTGTTTTTCAAGTAAGTCTCTATGATCAGCCTTTCGCTTTCTGTGACTGCTCGGTTATAAACAGCAATTTCTCCTATATCACCCTTCAGATTAAGTGAGCCACCATAGTTGCCTAGCCCAGTATATGTCTGACTTCCAGATATAGTTCCAACATTTGTGCCAGATACATTATTCAGATAAGCAATTCCACCATTAGCAATGGACGCATCTCGCAGACAGCTTCCAACAATAAAATTACTGGCAGCCGTACCACCAGAAAAAGCCAGATTTCCAGAGTTTCCATTCCCATTATCATTACCAGCTAAAATGAACTTATTTCTTCCATTCACATTGTAAGTGGATTGGGTGATAATTCCGATATAAGTTGCAGGAGAAGCGGTCTTGAACATGATTGAGCCATTTGTTGCGTCACTATTTGCACAAACAATAAATATGCTATACGCAGAGCCTCCAATGGATGATGTAAAGACCATACTATCACTATCAAATCTTATAATAGGAAGGCCATTTTTTATGCTAGTCTTGAGAACTGGTCTTTCACCAGAAGTAGATTGTATGGCGTGATTAGAATTTCCACTTTGATCTTCCCAGCGAGCAACAGCAGAGCCATCAGTAGTAACCAAACTCCCGCCAGATGTGGCATCGTAAAGGCCGGATGTTGCCACAAGAGATAAGATCAGCCCATCGAGGATTAAGCGGGAATCATCATTGATGATTGTTGTCCCAAAAACAGCGTTACCAAATATCATTGATAATTAAGAACGGTGATTCGGTAGGTGGCGGTGTTTATGTTGATAGTGCCATTATCTGAATTACTGCAAGAGAGGCACACGGTGTTTGCTTGGTACGCCACGCCTTGAATGACTGCCCCTGCTGAAATTGCTGATGGTAGGCCAATCAAAACAATGTCGTTTACTGCCGCGCCAGTCACTACGACATCACGATAATGTTGATCGTTTGACGCTACCGATCCAAAGGTAACAGATGCCAAGGTTGAGAGAGTTCTAAAAGCACCATTCCCAGTTCCCATAGCAATATAATAACTTGAGGTGATTGAGACATTATTAGATTGAATAGTGACTACTGTTGCGCCAGAGCCAAACGAACTATTCTGCCAATCAACTGCCGTAACCCCTCCACTTGTTTTTAAAACTCTGTTATTCCAATCAACGGAAGTGATAGCAGAAGTGTCAGCTAGATAGCGGTTTGTAGCCGACAAATTGCCCGTCCAATCTGTGACAACATTATTCGGGATTCCAAGCGTAACAGTCGAGGCAACAAGTCCCAAGTTCACAAGGGCTGAGACGACAGTAGTCGAAGCGGGTTGAATAATCGGGGTAGAATTGTAAAAGGAAATTTTTTGCCCCGTGCTAGTCCCGATCTTGCTTCCATTTGTTGAGCCAAAGACAAACGGGATATTATCAGTAACTGTAATTGCAGAACCTGTTAAGGCCACGGTCGGGAATGAGGCACCCTGCTCATTCAGAGTTACCGTGTTTGCTATGAGACCAAGATTAACCAATGCACTAACTACACTTGTGTTGGATGGTTTTGATATTGCAGTAGTGCCATAAAACCCGACATCATTTTGGCTGCTTACAAAAGCGGCATTCGCCTCCGATTTTGTATAGTAACTGACTTGTGCCCCTGGGACGGTGCTTCCGTCCGTAATCAAATCTTTGCGAATTGTGACATTTCCTTGGTACACCGTCTTGGGTGTTCCATTTTGAGTAAGCTCAATTTCTATGGTGGGCGTGATAGTTGTATCGCTTGTGCTTGCAAACGCATCTTCGACCTCTGCCGTGTTTATGGTGAGAGTGGTTTGGCGCATTGGAATAAACTGGATTCCACTGGCGTCCAGCGTAAGTTCGGTCGTCACATTTGTAAGACCAAGCCGTCCAGTAAATCCGATGATATAACCGCCCTTCCCGTTTTCTTGAACGCTGATATTAGAAGTAATCGTATTAATTCCACTCGAAATTGACGCCTGAACTGATACAGCAGATTGAAAAAGAGGAATGGCTGTAGTTGCATTTGGCCCAAAAACCAGCGCAAACGACCCCCCGCGAGCCAACGGGCCGACCGCTAGTTCATAAGTTTCGTTTTGCGTGGATGAACCATCTTGCAGTTTTACTAGCGTTAATTCGCCAGCCGTAGGTGTGGCGGTAAATGTATCCGCGTATACGATTGGATTACGGACTAATTTTATTACCTGCTGTGCCTGGATGCTATTCGCCGGCCTTCTACGAGTACCCACCAGCACAGAGCTGCTCGGGAAAAGAGTAAAGGCATCCGAGCCAAAAGACATGGCCGTGTTGGGTTGGGTTGCGGTTAATACGTATGAGCCGTAACTATCAGAACCGTAAAGTGCAACCGTAGAAACATTGTTTGAAATTGCGTTATATAGAGAAACTGCGGTTGCATCAAATGGAATAGCCGATGATGTAATTCCATTTATATTCAGCTTAAATGCGCCCGCAGAAGGTGCTTCCTCTATATTTCCGATGCCAGCTTTTAAACTAGCGCCAGTATAATCAATATCATCCAGCGAACCGTTTGCCTTTTTTTCAAGCAATCGCAAGCGAAGCGTATAGGAATCGTTGCGCGTCAATGTTGGCAACGCACCTCCGATCACGCTTCCTCCTTCTAAAAGGTTCCCAGAGGCCGTGTCGATATATATGTCTAGGGTAGATGCCACTTAGAGTAAATGGGTGTCAATTTTAATCCAACCCAAATTGACCGCTTCCAGAGAGACCAAACCCTCCTCCCCATAAATCAAAAACCAACCATTCGACCCACAAATAGAATGTATCATTATCATACGAAGAAGCATTGACAGCGACAATTCCAGTTTGAGTTACTGTTGGGACGCCAGGGCCGGGAACATTGGGGAATACAAAACTTCCAAAATTTCCTCCGTCGTCTGCATCTAAACTAAAACTTGATTTAGGTGAAACTTTTGTATTGTTAAGACAAACCTTTTTCCATCTTGCATTAGATACTATATATCCAGTTTTCGGTGGGGTATATGGAGGAGTAAAGGTAAGATTATTGATTGACCAATTAACCTTTTCACAACGCTTCAATAATGGAGGATTGATAGGGGGAATGAGATCATTTGGGGGGGGAACCAATTTGCTGAATATGATTCCACTCGCCCCGCCATATACCGGCTGTAAGTGACTAACTCTTGTCCCATCATAATGAGGCTCTATATACATTTCGTTTCCAGCAATTAGCTTATATTGTCGCAATAGATCAGCGGCGTATTCAGTTCTTGCAATCATAGAATTGATAAGATTAGCAGACAAAATCTGCCCATTCTTTGCAGATGAGATTTTAGGTGCAATCACTGCTTACTGCCTCAATGACCGCACCCTCAGGGGTAAAATTTATTCTAATGTTGTTTCCGGCGATTGGCTTTTGAGATTGCGCGATTGCGACCAGATTCTCGATTCGCGCGATAATGCTGTTGATGAACTCAACCGATATGCCGACGCCGCCTGCCGTTGGTTTGATAATGCGTAAAGGTCTGCTCGCTCCTGGCAAGGGCGGAGGTAAAGGATTTTTCGCCATAAGGCTAGAACGTAAAGTTTACTTCTGAGAATGCGTTTACTTTTGCAAAGTCGATCGTGCCATCCGTCTGGTAAAAAATATCAGTTCCACGGAAGTATTCGGTAAATTGTTCCTCGATTTGATTAAACAACCCCCTGCGTTCAAAACTAATTCCGCTTTGAATATATCCAGCATAGATCCATTCATGATTAGGCGCATACCGCACGATTGGCGGCTGGGCGATGCTTCCCTGCCCTATGGGGTTTGCCGTCAAATAAGATTGGAAAGAAGCGGTTGCTGCATCCTGCAATTCAGAAACGTTCCTTGTCCTTCGATATTCCCTAGCTCTCGGCGTTGGAGGCATAGCTGTGCCGTTAATACTCCCCGGCATGAGTCGTTTAGTGGGCAGGGTAAGGCTGCTGCTGCCAAGATTAAGCCCCACGTTTCCGCCTTTAAGCACGTCAAAGAGCGAATCTTGCGTGATATATTTTACCACAACAGCCGCATTAGCGCCAAACACGCCCACGCCAGGCTGACCGACGGCCGTAATATATGCCGGAGGCAGGCCAGAGGAGTAATCCAATCCAACGTAGGTGACTTGCAGTTCCGAAAGATCGCCGTCCATAGGCTCAATCTTAGTCGTCTCGACCAGCATTCTGGTATATTTGATTGCCGATCCTGAAAACGCCGCATGCGTAGTGTTGCGATCTGGATCGAGCGATGCGATGTCTTGCGTGCGGATAATGTAAGTTTCAGTCAGCGTGACTAAGCCGTCCACTTCGGACGATCTTTGCACTTTTCGCAGTATCTTCTGCCCAGAATTAAGGGCGGTATTTATGATTGTGGCTGCCATATTAGTAGGCCGATCTAAGGATGGGCACGCCCAGCCGTGCGTTAATCGCCTCGAGAATCCCCTGCACCGTCATGCGAACGGAGTCCACCTGGTTGAAAAGGGTGTTATTGCTTGTACGTTGGCTGTTGGCCTCCATTTGCGCGAATCCAGATATGCGAGACTCTCTAATGCTTTTTTCGCTCATAAGACTAAAAGCCTTATCGCCTCCTTGTTGCCCAAGCCTATCCAGCAAAAGCTGATCGGTGACCTTAAGGAGATTAGCTCTCTCTTTTTCTATGTTCCTGACTATGTCTTGGCGGCCTTCCCTTTCAGCCGCTGCCTGAATGCGATCCAATAAAGTACCAGAGCTTTCCATCGCCTTATCGACCATCTCTTTGTATTTGAAAGCGGCTTCTTTTTCAGTTTCTAAGATGCGTTTCTTTTCGTCTCGGGCATATTCCGCATCTCGAACCATACGATCAAAAAGAGTTTTTTCGCGGTTTTCATTAAGCCTAGATTCTTCCTCTATGTTGTAGATTTCCTCGTCGTAAAGGCGTTTATCTAGTTTTCGCTTTTCTTCCTCAGAGCTAGCCATTTCAGCAGATACGTCCAGAGGAACATTTGCCCTAGCTTCTTTTGCTTTGGGTTGAAGGGATTGCCGGTGCGATTCCCCAGCCGCACGCATAACGGCTGTTGCTCCCTTTAAATTACCACCAAAAGCCGTCTTTATTGCGTAACCCACCATGCCAAGTTCTTCGGCAAATTGCCTAAATGATTCGATCGCCGGGTTAATGTAGGCGGCTAACTGGCCAAACATGACTATAAAGGTATTTTGAAAAGTTTTTAAAGAGTCAGACGCGGCAGATAGTTGTGCGATTGTATCATCCGACCACACGCCAATGGCTTCGCCTTGCTCAGTAATTGCTGATGCCCCCTGATTTAAGACTTTTATTAAATCGGTCTGCGCCTTTCCAAGTAGATCATTAACAATAATAAACTGACGGCCTTCGTTGGCTCCACTAGCAAAGCTGTCGGAGATTTTAAGCAGAATATCCTCCGGCTTCATTGATTTAAGCTGCTCAAGATTAATCCCGACTTCTGCAAAGGTGGCGGCCAATCCCTGATCTCCCGCCAGTGCTTTCTGCTGGGCGAGTGAAAGTTTGTTTAAGCCAGTTGAAACTTGCTCAATTCCGCTACCGTAAACAGAGGCCGCATTGCCAATTAACTGCAATTTACTGGCCGATACTCCAAACTTTTCCGCAATGTCTTGAAGCTGATCGCCCTTTTCAATAGCGGTAGCAAAGCCTGATATAAGTTTATCAAAAGCAAACGCGCCAGCGATCAACCCTCCCGCTTGCTTTGCAAATTGTCTGACGGAGCTTTGCGCTTTGGCCAGCCCGCGATCAAAGCCAGATGCGTCTAGTGCGAGTTTAGCTGTGGCAACGGCGTCCATTATAGGCCCGCCTTTTTACGCTCGTAATTAGCGATGATAGAAAGCCGCTTGATCATTTTTACTACTTGTATGTCAATGGATTTCTGGACTGTAGCTGCGCTGATCACGCTCGTTATCCATGGGATTGTGTTTGTCATTGAAATATAAGGCTTTGAAAATACGCCTGCTTTTAGTTGCGACTTATCTACGACACGCCCGCCGCCCGTGTGTCTATATACCCATTTCGGTATACCCCTGAATCCGCCCAAAATACCCGCACACACTGCCCACCCAGACTTTGCGATACCTACGTTCCCTCGCTTTTCTTTAAAATATCTAGCTAGTTCGGTTTCCTTGGGAACAATCTGTCGAACAAATTGATTTTTTGGAACTCTACCCTTCTTTCCAAATCTTGCATTCTCATGCTCTCTACCTTTATCGAATTCCCCTATTCTAGTGTAAATGTATGGTTTGTAATTCAGCCGATTGATCAGAGCCTGTGCGTCGCTTTGAGCCTTTACACCCTTTTTGCTTTTGCCAAATGACTTTCCTAGAACAAGGGCTGCCAAGGCAGCGGCTGCTTGCTTAGCATTCTGCGTTTTGATCTTACCCCTAGGCAATGGCAAGGCCGATATTTCTCGCACGGCCGTCGGGCCGGACTTGTAAACTAGATCAATATCTCGAGTAACAGCCTTTTCTCCCGTGGCCTTTGCCTTTGCGTTCAGCCCGAATGGCTGCGTGGAATTAGCAAGGCTAACGCAAAGGGAGCGAGCCTGAACCCGCATCTCTTTGGCGGCCTCCAACTTTGTCTTTCCGACAAAAGCCTGTAAAGCTTTCTGAAGTTTGATTGGATTGACGGTAAGGCTGGCGCTCATAGTCCTAACGCTTTCTCCATGTCACGGATGTCTGTGCCGACAACCTCATACGGCCGTCTTAACTTTGCCCCGTTCAGATACATAAACACGTGCTCAGCCTGATGGACGATGTGCAACGGTATTTTCCAGAGAATCGTCATTAGTGGCCAGCCTGTTTCTTTTGCCAGGACGAACACGCTGCAAGCGGTTCCGCCTGGCGTTACTCGTTTCCCGGTGGCTGTGGAGCGCCAGACGGGACGACGTTGACCTTCGCCTTATTAGATTCGTTTAGAATGCTGGCGACTAACAGGCTTGCCGTATCGCGATCCTCCTCGCCAAGGTTCTCCGACCATTCCATTAGTTTTTCTCTAAATGCGTCTTGGTTCCACGCCAGTTTGATGGCGGCTTTTCTGTCTTTGGCCAGCAAGATATGCAGATAGATGAACGCATAAACAAAGAAAATCGGGCTATCGTTCTCACTGCGGATCTGAATCATCAAAAGCCGGCTGCCCTCCGTGTAGGGCGCCAGCGGTTGATCCTTAAAAAGTTTATTCGGCGATATGAATGCCTGGTCAAGCTCCTGCAATAGATTTTCTTCGCTCATAGTTTTTTTAATATCGCTCGTTTTAATTCTGGGCTGGCACGCTCGCTGACTAAGAGCGTTTGCCCGCCCCGCTGGATAGATATAATCGGCTCGGCTCGCTTCATTAAGCCTAAGAGAGTTTCCCTGTTTTCAAGCGCTGCCCGCACGTAGCGAATGGCTGATTCTTCGTCTGATTTCATGTCTGCCCAGGTGCGCTCCATTTCGGCTTTTGCTTCTTCGCCCCCAGATATATTGAACCAGAATGTGAACTGGCGATGGCCGTCCTCTTTTACGATGCACGTCACTGGATCGGATTGCCTTAACTTAGCGCCAAACGCCGAGGCGGCGGCCGCCACTTTTATGTTTGTCGTTCCCCAGAAACTATCGACCATTTTAGGATCTCATAAACCCGCCGGAGCGGGTTAGCTCATGTTAGGGAATCGAGTCGCGGAGACGTCCACCGTGACGAACCCATCAGAGGCGCGGTTTACAGTCACGCTGTCCACGATGATCTTTCCGCCTGTGCTGGTAGCATTTGCCAAGGTTGTGAGAACTGCTCCGGCCGTAGTGGCGTAGGAGCCGGTGATGGTAGTAGAGAAGGCGAAGGTATCTGTAGGATTGAACATGGCAGCGCCGACCACCTCGCCGCTTTGGTTTCTAACTTCCGCACGTTCGACGTTGCGGGTTTCTGTGAAAGATTGTACGAGGCCACCCGTTTCAGCAGTGATACCGAACTGAAGGCCAGAAGTTCCGATTGTTGTGGCTGCCATATTGCCTTAAATTTTGTGTCAACTCGCAATCGAATTTGGATATGCGATAACTGACAGCTTATAAGTGCGACGCATTGTACGCTCCTCATCGTCGGCCTCTGGTTCTACCGATTCCAGTTTCGCATTAAAACAGCGGGCAGATCCGATGGCTGTGGTGGCATTCAATCGCGTTGCGAGCGGGCTGGAATCATAGAAAGCCTGTAGCACTTTGGAGCATTTTTGAGTGTGGAAGTCCACGGTTGTATCGTCGTAAGAATCATCCACCACAATTTCAACCGGCACGCTAAACACGCCAGATCCCTGCACCGGCTCTTCTGTTCCTAGCGTGGCTTTAATCACGATCGATGGCGGCATGTTTTCAGTCTTATCGTGCGACAAGTGATAGGTAGGCCCGGTGACGGTTGCAGATAGAAGCTCTTGAAAAGCAGCTTCAATTAAACGATCGAGCATGGTCACGGCGGGCATATTCTAAACTCCTCTTGTCACCAGATCGGGCGAATGGACGAATCAAATGTGACCATGGTTTTACATCCAGCGCCACCATGCGGAAACGTTGGAGTGTAGTGATATCGCTTGACGCAATCAGGCCAAGTCATCGTGGCCTTTCCCCTGGCTGCCTTTGGCGTATCTACGGATCGATCGTTATCCTCAATAATAAAGGTGCAGGGCAGATCTGCCCCAGCCACGTAGTTTACGGCCTCATAAAAATGGCCTTCGTCCTCAGCTCCATCGCCCAAGAAACACCACACCTTTGCCGAGCTTCCCTGCTCTTTTAATGTGTGCGCCACTCCGGCCGCTATCCCGCAAGTGCCAGCCAACACGCTTGACGTATAGAAATTGAGCTTACGGTCAAAGACAAACATGGAGCGACCATCTCTAATCATCTGCTCAAGCACGTCAGGATTTCCGCCAGCGAGCAGATAGTGGTAGTGAGATCTATGGCTTGAGAAGATCCAATCGCCTAGCTTAATGTTTTTAAATATCTCGATGAGCTGATCCTCATTCCCTCCACATAGGTGGATCAGATATGGCAGCTTGCCCTGTTCAAATAGCGCCTTAATGCGCAATTCAAAATCAATCAGATCCTGCTTGTTCATACAAAGGCGTCGTGACTATCGGTGGCCAGCTTTTCAAACAGCGCCACCTTGGCGTGATTTGCGCATTCATGCAGGCAACTGACGCCAGGTTTAAAGTTTTTGTGCCATGCTCTCGCCTCTTCTCCGAACCATGCCTGACTAAAGGATTGATCCTTTATGGATGCGATGCGGCCGTGATTGCTGTATGCGGTATTGTGGCATGCGTAGATATTGAGATCCGCACCTACCACGCAAACGGCCTGAGCGTAGAGACAGCGATGGAATGGCCGAACGGGCGACTTGCTTGGACTATCCAGATCGTAGGTCGTGTTAATGGTAAAATCTGAATCACAAAAGGATTGGCATTCGGCCAGTTGCTCCCGCACCCTGGTCGCAATCGTGTTGTGATATTCTTTAAAGTTCTGCACATACACGGGCGAGAATCGGACATTGCTTACGCCTGAATCCTTGAGCTGTTTAGCAAACGGAACTAGTCCCTCATAATTGTAGCGAGTAATAATAAAGTTAATCCCAAGATCGCAACTCTCCGTTTTTGTGTTGGAAAAGTTTTTTATATTCTGCATCACGGAATCAAACGATCTGTCGGGCACGTTACGGCTGGACGCCATCTGCTCTGCGCTTGTGTAGTCCATCGAAATTCTTACCCACTTTGCCTTGCCCAATACTTCTGCCCTTTCCCCTGCAAGCAGTTGACCGTTGGTAATAATGGATAGATCCAACCCAGACGAGACTGTCTTAGTCATAATCTCGACAATGTCTTTATGCAGCAAAGGCTCTCCGCCGCCGCTAAAAGTGACGGCCTTTGTTCCTATGTTTGAAAGATCCTCTATTAGTTCTAGTGCCTTATCTCGCGGCATCACGTCCCTCTCGTTCATGCTGGTGTGCATGCCAGCCTGTAGGTGCAAGTCAGGCCGATCCTTTGGCCGAGTCGTACCGTCAGAATAGACGCAGAAACGGCAGGCGTGGTTACAGATATTGGTCGGCTTAATCCGCACGTAGATGGGTGCGGTAATAATATCGTCGCGAAAGCTGGCGATCTTATCCGGGAACGAAAAGATCTTAAGGTCGCTGTACTTATTCTGCTTCACCACTCATCCTTTCGCTCGACCAGCATGGTGGATGTCCCGGCGCTTAATCTGTCCAGTGCGCTTTGATACTCCCTGATTACGCTTTCTTTCTTTAGTTCGACGATTGGGAAATCCATCATTTTCCTAAGAGCTTCGGTGAAGTCCTGCGTATGCGTTGGCCCCGTGTAGAGCGGTTTGCTTTTGTTGCCTATGACTACCCGCAAGATGGCGGCCGGCTTGAATTGATTGCAGCTAATATGCTGAGCTGCGCCCAGGTGATTCACAATGGCGTCCAGTGCGTTTAGAATAAAATCCATCCGCTCAATGAAAACGACGGGCTTCAGTCCTGCCAAACTTAGGCCAGCGGCTAGTCCTACCATCAGATTTTCAGCGACAGGCGTTTCGATCAGTTGTGAATCCGCAACATTATTGAGCGTGCCTGCTGCCCGCCCGCCTATCTTTACCCCGTAGCCTATAAACCTAACGGCTGGATCGGCCGCCAATAAGTCCATCGCTTGCGTCAGCTCCTTCTTCACAGCAAGCCTTCCTCTTCCAGAATATGTAGGGCGTGAAATGCGCTTTTAGCCATCTGCCCGCGTTCGGTAAATATGACTGTCTCTGTATCTGCACAAAGCAAATGGAAGGCGTCTTTGTTATGAACGTTTAGGCACGGCCAGCTCGGCCCGGTGGATGTTCCAATGACGGCTTTTGCCTTGGCGGCAGTGGCTCCGATCCAAGTCACGTTCTTGTTATCAAATGCCGGGCATAATCCAGTATCGACTGTGCTGATTACGCGATGCCCCTTGCTAACTAGATTAGATACTAGGTTGCGAAAATCATCGGGGTTAAAGTTTGTGAATTGTCCAGAAAGTCCTGGCGAATTTATCACGACGATGTCGAAATCTGGCGCCATCGGGATGAAAGAATCTAAAGCCGGATAGTCAAACAAGAGGTCATCGACTTTCCGAATTGGATTCTTTACGCACATCCTGCTGGCCAGTTCTTCAAACCAGCAAAGATGGAATTTGGCGAAGTTTAATTTGTCCGGGTGACGCTCCCAATACCCGCCTACATTCCGCCAAGAATCAATACTATCGGCTGGCGCTTCGCTGATTGGTCGAATGCGTAGCCGTAAAGACATGTCGCTGCGCAAGGCATCAATTTCCTCAAACCTACACAGCCCAGGGTTATAATAGTGCGTGATCTCAAGATCTGGATTTTGCAGGCATAGCCGACGTAGAAAATTTAACTGCACCAAGTTGTCGCCTAGGCGCAGTGCGTTGTGGGTGTGAATCACGGGTTACGCTCTTTAAATATCTTTTCGCCCAGCTCGTAGTTTTCTTTGGCGTTGTGGCGTTTAAATTCCGCATCCTGTGCTGCGCCCGTGAATAGCGGATTATTGTGGGTGAAAACTACGTCCTTTGCGTCGATGATTACGCCATCCTTTGCCCCGCGTAAGCTGTACTCGTTATCGCTGAAAATGCCCGAGCATGCGTCGTACTCAGAAGCGAATAATGTGCCCTGCTGTTTTAATCTGGCCTTTGTTAGAATTGCGATGCAAAGCAGATCGTCTTTGCGGTGGCCGTCAGATACGGCGAGGATTGACGGCTTACTTAAATCGCCAAGCCGTTGCGTGATGATTGTATCCCAATGCAGCGGAGGATCCCAATCGTCGGAGCCTTGAATGATAATTTCTCCACGGGCCGCTTCGGCCGCCCTGTTCCAAGCGGCAATACACCCGCCATTGCCTTTTACAATTCCCCAATTTTTCAGCATGTCGGCTTTAGGATCGTCATCGTCGACTGAGTAGATCCACTCGACTGACGCTGGATCTGCCGCCTTTTTCATCCACAAGATGCGGGCGTTAATCGCTTCTTGCGGGCGTCCTCGCGTGGCGTGACAGACGCTAATTTTCACGGGCTTTTGTGCCCGCCACATGTTCTCAATCTTTTCTGCCTCGGCCGCATCGCCCACGGCTTTGCAGGCCGCAAGGTACAGATCAATGCACTCAAAGTCGTACACGGTGCGCTGGGCGTTCCAGATCTTCACGCCCGGATCGGGCTGAACCATTGCCGATTTTAGTAAGTGATAAGCCTGCAACCACGCACCCACGCTGGCCTCTTCCCTGGCTAAATAGTAAATCGCCTCCCTTCGCCCAGGGTTCATCTGATGTGCCTTTTGGTATAAGCCGATCCTGACCGTGCGATCTTGCGTGGCTGTCGCTTGATTGCAGGCAGCCTCATAAGCCAGCGTTGCCTCTTGCCCTGGCCAGACGGCCGCAACGTGCGACCACGGCTCCGACTCAACCCTGCGATTTCCTAAGAATAATTCCTGCTGGTAGTAGTACGCATACTTGCCTGCTTCGCTTAACTGGCCCTGGAGGATGCGGAGATTCCGATCGGCGCTGTTTGGCTTATATCCGCCAGGGTGATGCTCTACCCATACCGCCTGCTCGCCCACAGATTCCAGCCCAGCATTAGGCAACAGCGCCTCATGCACGGCATAGTTCCACCTCCCAGACCATACGCCGTCTATACGCCGCACCATGCGCTCACGTACTGGCCTTAATTTGGCGTTTATAACGTCATAGACGCCCGCGTAGATGCCGAGCTTGGGATTCTGCTCAAACGCTTCCACGCCCCTTTTAAGAGCGTTTTTGAGGTCTTTATGGGGCAAGTCATCACAATCGACCCAGACCGCATAGTCGCCGGTGCAGGCATCCAGTGCTGTATTGCGGGCGGCGGCAAAGTTATCGACGTGAGGCCAGCTCGCCCCTGCCGGTGCGTTTTTGTATTCGACTATCTTAGCCCCTGACTTCTCAGCAATCGCCCGCGTGCCGTCGTCAGGCCGAGCGCCTTGGGCCATGCAAATTATTAGCTCATCGCAGTAGGGTAAAAATGCAGTTACAAAGCGCTGCATAAATTGCGCCTCGTGCCCGGCGATTGCGTAGATGGAGATTTTAGGATTTCGGGTGGCCACGGTTAAATCTCTCGCAACCCGAGCACGTAACTACCAATAGAAGTATCAATCGACGCCACCCGATAGCTGACTGAGTTGGCCAGCAGAATAGATCCAATCGTCGGGGCGGTGGCCATGTTCGCCACGTCGATGGTAAAGGTGGAGTTAAGATCCAGATCAAACCCGCCCAGCTCCACGCTTTCTTTGCGGGTGATTGTCGAAAGGATGCCAGTGACTGAAGTGGAACCGATGGTGGCGGCCGTGCCGGTTTGATCGTATAGAGCGGCCAGACTTTCTTTTAACGCTTCTGTAAATTCAGACATGTGAGGATTTCTTAAAGTGGAAAGGGCGGTGAGCCTTTCAGCCCACCGCCCTCCCCGAGTGAATTAGCTACCGTTGATACGAACCAAGCTCGCAGGCTCTCCGGCTTTCACGCCGTAGATCAGGGCGTAGGTGCGTTGGAGCATGCCCTTGACCACGTCGTAGTTCTCACGAACTTGGACGGATAGGCCAGTGCGGGGTTCCGTCACAACCGAGATGTCCCCAGGGATGGGAACGCCGGTCGGAACTTCAGGAACGCGGGCCGCGATCAACAAGGCTTCCTGCTGGGCGAAGAATCCGCCGAGCGTGATGCTGTTGGAAGGCACTGCGCTGTACTGGTTGATGTTGAATCCAGCCACGTTGCCGATCCCAGCCGTGCGAACGAGGTCGCCAGTGATCTGAGGATTGGCTACGACGGTGCTGTCATTCAAGAGTGCGCCGTAGAAGCTGGGGTTAAGAACAGCGTACCGGCCGTTGACCGGGGCGTTGTTGTTGTTGAGGGTGATTCCGGCCGACACTACCGAGCGGTAGGAGAAGGCGCTGGAAGCAACCGTCAATGCGCTGGTGAAGGTGGAGGAAGTCACAAGGGCCAACAGATCCCCAACCATTTGCAACCCGAGGGCGTGCGCGGCTGCTCCGGCAAAACGCTCAATTAGGTTGATGTTGGAGCTGGTGCGCTCTTGATCGTCCACAGAGTACGAAACGTGCTTGAACTTGTTGAGAGTGATCTGCACGTCCGTCTGGGTTGTTGCAGTCGCTACGTAGCCGTTCGCCTGCGAGTAGTCCTGGGCGGTCGTCGCAGAGATACGGTGGGTAAAGACTGACGCGTTGTATTTAGCCGCTTCGCTGCTGAAATCCGTTACGGAGTTTCTGAGGAAGCTGTAATCTGCCACGAGGATCTCAAGAGCCCTCTGAGCGATTACATTGGCATTCGTTGTTCCGATTGTGTTGGCCATTGTAGTGTTCTCCTAGTGGACTGGATTACAGTCCGAGTTTGCGGAGT